ACCTGCTAGCCCAGCGAGATTACCGCGCGGCACCAGTCGGATCGCCAGAGGAAGCCGTGGCGTTTGACGCGCTGCTGGAGGCGATATTGCACAGCCCATATGAACGGAAGGACAGTCCCCATGAGGTTAAATATGCTGAATGATCGTACCTGTACCCACTGTGAGTATATGAGAAATCGTAATGCTCATGGAGGATGGTGTTGTAGATACCCTCCTAGTGTTCATGTTGCTTATATTCCTGCAGGACAGGAAGTACTTACTCAGTTTGATAATCTCAGACCTTGGGTTGAGCACAATGATTTGTGTGGTGAGTTTAGCAGATCAATGCCCAGTCTCATGAGCATGATGAACGAACAGAAAGAATAATATGAACCAGCGTATTTGCCCATGTTGTAATCAGATTGTTGTAGAGAGTGCCAAAGACGCATCAGACAAACATCTAAAAGCAGTCATGAAAATTCATAAAATGAATTTAAATGATCTGAAGATTAAAACCAAAAAAAGTAACTACGTTGCTGCCAGACATTATTTTTGGTTTCTTTTGTGTGTCGAGTCTGGTTGGAGCTTACCCAGAGCTGCAAGAAAAACTGGACACTCAGACCATACGACAGTGCTACATGCTGTACGAAAAATTAGTGCTGAGCTTTATGACACATCACCAAATGCCGGAATACATTTGATACGACAAATTTATGCAGAGGCAACGAAAGGAATGAAGTATGTCCCGTCGTAAAGGTTTTTTTATTACAATAAGTATAACAATAATTCTTTGGGCTGCTATTTTGTTTCTACTATTCAACATACCTAATATCATAGCTTTGTTGTGAGAAATCGCACAGCCCAAGAAGCCCTTGAAATAGCTAATCACTTGGATCGAGTCCGCACTGTTATGCTTTTATATGATCGCATACATAAAGACGAACCAAAAATCGCAAAACTACTTAACACAACCAAGGACAAAAAACATGTCAGACGAACTAAGAAGTAGTTTGATTGTTCCTATTTATCGTAAGATGACTAATGGCCGAGAACACAACATCTACCACCTAGAATACCCATCAGGTGTAATCCACAAAGTAGGGTTGTCTGATGATGTAGCCGAACACTGCGCTAATCGTTGTGGCTCAAAAATAATTCAAAAAGACGACTTTTAATTTAACCCAAGAAAAGAGATTTTTCATGGACATCACTATCAATCACGGCCAGCTCCAAACGGAGCTGGCCGAATGCCTTAAAAATGGGCTTGTTCCTTACATCACCTCTTCGCCAGGCATCGGTAAATCCGATGCAGCAAAAGAGTTTGCCGAGAAAGCTAATCTTAAACTCATCGACCTTCGTCTCAGCCAATGCACTCCTGAAGACCTTCAGGGCTTCCCTATGCGAAATGGTAACAAGGCTACGTTTACGCCTTTTGATATCTTCCCACTCGAAGGTGAAGAGCTCCCTATGCGTACCCTGAACAATGGAACCACACAGATAATGAATGGCTGGCTTTTGCTTCTTGACGAGCTGTCTTCAGCTAACAAAGCCGTACAGGCTGCTGCTTATAAGCTGATCCTAGATCGTCAGGTTGGTAGTTTTAATCTCCATGAAAATGTTTACACAATTGCCTGCGGTAACAAGATCACTGATAAAGCAGTTGTTCACAAGATATCCACAGCTTTGCAGTCACGCCTGATTCACTATGAGCTCAATGTGTCTACGAAAGACTGGGTCAAGTGGGCTACTCAAAGAGGTATCGACTATCGCATTACTGCGTATGTACAATTTAATCAGGCAATGCTGCTAAACTTCACACCAGATCATACAAACAAAACTTATGCTTGTCCGCGAACCTGGGAGTTTCTTGATCGCCTGATTAACGGCAAGAAAATTGTACGTGAGGATATGCTACCACGTGTAGCCGGCACTATTGGTGCAGCAGCTGGGTACGACTTCCTGACTTTCTGTGAGGTTCAGAAAGACATTCCTGAGTGGGCTGATCTTGTTAATCCAAACGTAAACTCTAAGATTGCTGTTCCTACAGAAGCAAGCGCTAAGTTTGCTACGATCTGTTGGGCATCAAATAAAGTCACTAAAAGTGATGTCGTAAGTATTCTTCCATACATCCAACGCTTTGGTGCTGACTTTCAGGTTATTTTTTGCCGCGGTGTTATCACTCGTTTTAAGAACATTGATCGTGAAATTCCTGAGTTTGGTAGGTACGCCATGAAAATGATTACTGACCTCAGCACAGTTTAAGGGGATAAGTATGTCTACCTTTGATCCAACAAGCTTTGTGTCTGATAAGGTATTGAGTGCAGGTGAAATCATCACTCTTAATAAAGCTTTAGACAGAACCAAAGTGCAGCTTTTTTTTGAGAAAAACTCAGGGTTTCTTTCTTCTTTGATTGCTACGATCGAATTTGAATGGGATCGCTCTATTCCAACTGCGTGCACTAATGGTGTGTTCATGGCTTGGAACCCAGAGTTCTTTTTATCTTTGAACCAGAAATCCAGAGTAACTGTGCTAGCCCATGAAGGCTGGCACATCGCTTTTCAGCATATGCTGCGAGTAGGTGGCAGAGACTTTCAAGATTATAATGCTGCAGCTGATCACGTCATCAATAACATGCTTGAAGACCATGGATTTAATATGTCAGGTTTCCCTTATTTGATGGATCCTGCTTATAAAAAAATGTCTACAGAAGAGGTTTACAATGATCTTCATCGTAAGCGTCAAGCTGGAGCCAATATGCCTAACAACCCTCAGGGAGGGGACTTCTCTGTCCCTGGAAGTGGTCCTGCTAGTATCACCAAAAGTATGACACCAAGCCAAATTCAAAACAAAGCTCAGGGTAACATCATGGATGCTGCCACGATTGCTAAGATGAATAATCAGGCTGGTTCTATCCCAGGTGAGATCCAGCAAATGATCAACAAGTTTTTAAATCCCAAGCTTCCTTGGCAAGAAATCTTGTTGATGTTTTTTGAATCACTTTCTGATCAGGAGTATTCCTACAAAGCAATTAACCGGAGATACGATGACCCAATCTTGCCAGGCAAAACTAACTCCCATGGCCTGGATCATTTGATTTATTATCTCGATATTTCTGGCTCAATCACTGACAAAGATATCGTACGCTTTAATTCAGAAGTTAAGTACATTAAAGACACTTACAATCCTGAGAAGCTTACGCTTGTGACCTTTGATACAAAGATCCGTGAAGAGTATGTCTTTGAAGCTGATGATGAATTTGACAATATTCAAATCACCGGCCGAGGCGGTACTAACCTCAAAGAAGTCTATCAACATATTGAGAAAAACGAACCTACCGCGGTTGTGATTTTCACTGATATGTTTGTTACCATTCCATCAAAAGCTCCTTCGGTTCCTTTGATTTGGGTCTGCACCAATAATCCAAACGCAACAGTTCCCTATGGAACTTTCGTTTACCTTAACGACGAGGACTAAAAATGTCTCGACCTGCATTGAATGCGGACCAACAACAAGCAGTTAACATGATTGCCGCATTCATTGTTGGTCCGGACAAAGAGTTTTTCCTGACAGGAGCACCTGGCGTTGGAAAAACATTTACAACAAGAGAACTCACAGAGACCTTAGGTCAAGTAATAAAAAACTATCACACAGCCATGGGTAAAGACGACCATCGTCATAAAACCATTATGCTGACCAGCACTACAAATAAAGCTGCTGCAGTTCTATCTGAAGCAACTAATGCATTTGCTACAACTATCCATTCTTTTTTAGGCGTAGCTCCTAAGAAAGACTTTACAACAGGCCAAACTTATTTGGTTCAAAATAATAAATGGAAAGTGCACAGCAATGAAATTATCTTCATTGATGAAGCCTCTATGATTGAACAAAACCTATACAACCTCATCCATGAGGCAACCGACTCATCGTGCAAGATTATCTACATAGGAGATAAAAACCAACTCGCTCCTGTCATGGAGAAACTTAGCCCAGCAGTACAGCTAGCTAACAATCCATCCCTACATTACGAAATCACTACACCTGTACGCAATGCTGGATCTTATGGGCTAATTGCTTTGTGTGACAGGCTGCGAGAAGATATTCTTACTGAGGCTCCCAGAGATAACCTTACACATTGGCTCCAGGTTCCTGGTGAAATTGAACACATTGATGGTGACCAATTGAGAGCTCTGGTCAATCAGATTTACGGACCCGGAGGGTCCGTAAAGTCTGAGGACCGAGAGCTCTCCTGTCGTATCCTTGCATTTACAAATAAAACAGTAATTGGGTATAATGAGCACATCAGAAGCTTGAGAGGGCTGCCCAATCATCCTGTTCGAGGTGAGTATCTGATTTGCAATAATCATTTTCCAATAAGCAACTCTTTGAGTTTTAGTGTTGAAGAAGAGCTTTTCATACACAGCGTAACAGGGCCTGACTCAATAAAGATAGATCTATACAATTCTCTTGATGCTTATGCTGTAGACGTGTCTTCCATGAGCTCAACAAGAACCACGGTTTATGTAGCTGCAAACAAACTACAATATGAAATACTTTTTAAACATTATAAGGACAAAAAAGACTGGAAAGCTTTTTACAGGCTCCAAGAAAGTTTTATTGACTTAAGAAACAGAGAAGCAGCCACTGTCTATAAAGCACAGGGCTCTACCTATGATTCAGTTATCATGATCATGGACGACATCTTTACATCAACAGATATAAACCAACTACGCCGTATGCTGTATGTTGGTGCGTCTAGAGCCAAGAAAAAAGTCTATGTCTATGACAAAGGTATTCATGAAAATAAAAGAGGGATTTATTTGTAATGTGGTTCACAGGCACAGATCAATTTACTATGGAAGAGCTCAAGTATTTTTTCATAGAAAGTACAATAAACAAACTTTTCCACAAAGAACTAGTGATCACGCTGGGAGTCAGAGAAAATGGGCTAGTTGGGCAAGAAACCAAAGAGCTGGTTGAGGAGAATTATCTTAAATATGACGGATCTCCTCTAGGCTTTTACTACAAGTCTCAACTCTTTGCTGTGGCTGCAACCTATAAAGAGAAAGGCATCAAGCCGATAGCATTTGAGCTTGAAGACAAAGCCCAGTACCTTAAAGCCAATCGAACTGACATCCCTCAGTACATGATATACATGGCTCATTTTCTGACTACGCTTAGAGCTTCGACAGATGATCCTGTTGAATACGCAGCAAACATACCAGACCATCTTTCAACGTTCTCTCATTCGATGAAGCAGCTTGAAAACTTTGTTGAACTGCATGATGCGGCAGGCAGAGTGGCTTTGAAATACGATCGTAAAGATCCAAGCAAAGCCATTTTCTTTTTGCATTATGATCGTGTGAATGAACCCCTTAAACGTTTTCTTTTTCGTAGGATTACTTTTTAATGCAGTACATTACATTTCATGATGATACGGAATTTAACATAGCGATTCTGGCGTATGACCTGGATCATGATGAAATGAAAAAAACCTATATAGACAATGGTCTTGTTTCTGCTGGAGCCAACTCAGAAATATATAAAGAAGTGATTGCGTACAAGCTTCCTTATACTATGTCTAAAAACGGTAAAAAAAGAAAACCTCTTTCTGTAGATGAGCAAAGATCATTTTTTGAAGAACTACTTCCAATACTAAAAGACATTGGCGTTATGCATGTTGTTGTGAGCCAACCCGATTATTTTAAAACTCTGACTGGTTCAGCAAAAGCATTGGAAGAAGTGGGCACAATTTTTAAACCCTCTTTGGCTCATTTTTCAGAGCATCAGGATTTCAATGTGCTTTATGCGCCTAACTACAAAATGACATTTTATGATCCAGTCAAAACAAAGCAAGGTATTGAAATCACCATGCAGTCTTTGCTGGCTGATCGTAATCAAAATTACGTAGATCCAGGTAAAGACATCATTGAGCTGGCGCACTACCCACAAACATTTGAAGAGATTCAAAGATCCCTTAATGTTATTTTGGATTTCCCTAAACTTTCTGCTGACATTGAGGCGTTTAGTTTAGACGCACATGATGCTGGTATAGCTTCAATTGCTTTTGCCTGGAATGAGCATTGTGGCATAGCTTTCAAAGTTGATGACGCACCTGGCTATGTAAATCACTCTGTTCGAGAGCTTTTAATCAATTTCTTTAAAGCACGTTATTTGCTCGCGAAAAAGAAAGATCATAAACTGATTTGGCACAATGCTGCATATGATCTGACTGTTTTGATTCATCAGCTCTACACAGAAAGTCATTCAGGGGATGTCGAAAGAATTGATCTTTTTAATTGGCTTACTTGCCCAGACTACACAGAAGACACAAAGATAATATCTTACCTGGCTACCAATTCATGTGCCGGCAATAAGCTAGGACTTAAAGCGCAAGCAGTTGAGTTTGCTGGTAACTATGCTGTTGATGAAATCAAAGATGTTACCAAAATTCCTATAGACAAACTCCTTGAGTATAACTTAATTGACTGTCTATCGACTTGGTTTGTTTATAACAAAAACTATCCTTTGATGGTTAGAGATAACCAAGAAGAAATATATAGAGAAATCTTTCTTCCGTCGCTAACTGACATCGTAGACATGCAGCTTAATGGTCTGCCTGTTGATATGAATGAAGTGGCTAAGTCAAAAGCAAGTTTGATTGCAATCAAAGAAACAGCACTCAAAGTTATTTTGCACAATCCTGTAGTTAAAGACTACACACATTACTTAAAAGAAAAGAAGATTGTAGAACTCCATAGCAAATGGAAAAAGAAACGTACTGATATTTCTGAGATTGAACTAGAGTTTAATCCTGATAGCGATCTTCAGCTTTCTGGGCTTCTTTATTCTCCTGTGTTTCTTGGATTACCTATACTAGGTGAAACTGCTTCTGGTGCTCCGTCTACCAAAGGCAAGTACATCAAAGATCTAAAGAACCATACAAACAATAAAGATGTTCTCGATCTCTTGGATTCTTTGTTGGATCTTAAAGATAGCAGCATCTTGTTATCGACGTTTATACCTGCCCTTGAGAACTCTAAAAAAGGTCCTCACAAAAGCTACTATATGCATGGTGGATTTAATTTGGGTGGTACGGTTTCAGGACGACTAAGTTCTTCTAATCCAAACTTGCAAAACCTACCTTCTAAGTCTCGTCTGTCAAAGTATATTAAGGTATGTGTCAGAGCACCGTTAGGCTGGCTTTTTGTGGGGCTTGATTTTGATTCACTTGAAGACAAAATCTCTGCCTTGCTTACCAAGGATCCAAACAAACTAAAAGTTTATACAGATGGTTATGATGGCCACTGTCTCAGAGCATACTCTTACTTTAAAGAGCAAATGCCTGACATAGATTCAAGTTCAGTAAGCAGCATTAATTCAATTGCTTCTAAGTACCCAGAACTAAGACAAATGTCTAAAGCACCTACGTTTCTTTTAACGTATAATGGCACTAAGTTTGGGCTCATGAACAATTGCGGCTTTGATGCACTCATGGCTGAGCAAATTGAAAAAAACTACCACGATCTTTATCTAGTTTCTGACCAATATACAAAATCGAAAATCAATAACGCTGTCAAAGATGGATACGTCACTGCAGCCTTTGGCTTAAGGGTTAGAACACCTATTTTGAGCCAGGTGGTCCTCACAGACCGCCACACGCCGTATCAGGCAAAGGCAGAGGCACGTACTGCAGGTAATGCGCTAGGCCAGTCCTGGGGCTTGCTGAACAACCGTGCTGCTTCAGAGTTTATGCAACTTGTTAGAAGCCACTATCTTCATCATGATATTAAGATCTGTTGTCAAATTCATGATGCCCAATATTACATGATCAAACGAAACACCCCTGTATTAGATTGGTTTAACCAAAACATAGTTAAATGTGTGCAGTGGCAAAAGCATCCTGATATTGTTCATGATCATGTAAAGTTATCAGGCGCAGTTTCCGTCTTTCATCCGAGCTGGGCGTCTGAATATAAACTTCCTAATGATGCAACGACAATTGATGTTGCAAATTTTCTTAACAAAATAAAGGTTCTCTGATGAAAAAGAAATACTCATTTATTGAAACTCACTGGTACATGGCTACTACTGAGATTCACTTCATTCAGCCGTCAAAAGTGCAAGGTGCAGATCCCTCACTTAGAAGCCAAAAACTGAACGTGCTGATCATCCCCAAAAAACGTAAGATCACTGCCAAAGATCTAGGTGATATTCGCAATCTTTCTTTGCTCCGAATGAAGAAACAATATAATGTAGATACAGATCAGATCGCTGATTTTATCGTCCTTAATTTGATGTACATGGGCATGATGTCCGAGCACACATATTTCACTGAGGGCCAAGAAGAAACCCAAGAATAGGACCCTGGCTATGGGCAAGACAACTCTTATCAACTCAACTAATTTGAACCTTACAATGGCTCTTTGGTTGGCCACAGATACTTATGATCATATTCCTGTTGGTGCGCCAAAAGACGGTTTGCCTATACTTAGTGTGACCCAGCTATTGAAGCCAACTAAGGCTTTGATACTGAGTCATCGTTTGCCAGACAAAGACAATGAGGTTGAGCTCATTAAGCGGGTAAAATCACGTATCGGTCAGGCAATTCATTCATCTATTGAAGCTGCTTTTGAGAATCCAAATAAAGATGTGATTCTTAAGAGCATTGGCTTTCCTTCGGGGGTTATAGACAAGCTTGTGCTTAACCCAACTAAGAAGATGCTTGAAGACAGACCAGACTGCATTCCAATCTACATTGAGCAAAGAGCCTACCGTAAAGTTAAAACCTCTGCAGGCACTACAATGTGGATTAGCGGTAAGTTTGACCAAGTCATTAATGGACAGCCTGAAGACAATAAGTCGACGGGCGTCTACAGCTATATAAAAATGGATCAAACTGAAAAAGGCGATTACGCTCTTCAAATGGCTATGTATAAATGGCTGAATGAAGACATCATCAAAGCTGATCAGGGCGTAATCAATTTTATCCTTACGGATTGGACGCAGCGTGATGTAGGAAGAAACAATTACCCACCAAACCCAGTTATGGAAATGCTTGTAAATCTTTACCAGCCGGCCGATGCAGAAAAGTTCATCATCGCTAAGCTAGATGAGATTGAACAAAACGCTGGCTTTGCAAGTGAATCAGACATGATTCGTTGTACTGATGAAGAGCTTTGGCGGTCTGATGACATACATAAGTATTACGCTAATTCCGATATGCTGAAGCGTTCTACTAAAAACTTTGATACGTATGCAGAAGCATTGAACCATAAAACAAAAGCAGGAAAAGGTATTGTTATTACCGCTCCTGGCGAAGTTAAACGTTGCTTCTATTGTGATGCAGCTCCGCTATGCACTCAAAGACTTGAGTACATCTAACTAAATTTAATTAAAATTAGGGTATATGAAATGAGAGACTTTGACTCTTTGACTGATCACCCTGTGCTTGAAGAGATGGTAAACATCATCTGTAAAAAAACACAGAACCAAAACCGTAATTTCTTTAGAGTCGAAGTCGCTTACTTTCTTGCAAAGATGGCTTCTACGATGAGAGCCCGGATCAAGACTAAAGATCGCGGCGACATACCAGTAAATATTTATGCACTGGGTCTGGCTACTTCAGGTTTTGGTAAAGGCCATTCTGTAAGCATCATTGAAGACTACTTTATGGATGGGTTTAAAACTCGATTTATTGAAGCAACTCTTAATGAAATTTCTGATAAGAACCTTTTGAAGCTATCCACTAATCGATCAATTTATAAGAACACCGATCAGGCAGCAGAGCTTCAAGGTCTTGAAAAAGAGTATGCTCAAGCCGGGCCTTATCCTTATACGTTTGACAGCGGTACAGTTCCTGCAGTCAAGCAGCTCAGACAAAAGCTGCTACTAGCAGACGCTGGAGCCATCAATCTTCAAATTGATGAAGTTGGTTCCAACCTTCTGGCTAATACAGAGATTCTTAATACGTTTCTCGAGCTCTTTGACAAAGGCAAAACCAAAGCAAAGCTCACCAAGAACACAACAGACAATAGCCGCGGCCAGGACATTGATGGTCCTACGCCAGCCAACATGCTGTTGTTTGGAACGCCAAGCAAATTGCTAGATGGCGGGAACACTGAAGACATGTTCTTTGAGTTTTTACAAATAGGCTATAGCCGACGCTTTTTGTTTGCGTGGGGTGTGCATGAACGCAGTTCTAATAAGATGACAGCAGAAGAGATCTACAAAGATCTTATTGATCCTAACTCTTCTTCTATGGTCGACGTTATTAGTAAGTCATTTACACAGCTTGCTGATCCTATGAACCATATGTGGACAATGACTCTTCCAGACAACGTAGCTATTGAGCTGGTTGAATACCGTATCTTGTGTGAGAGCGAAGCTGATAGGCTTCCTGAGCATTGAGATGGAAAAAACAGAGCTCAATCACCGCTACTTTAAAGCTTTGAAGCTGGCCGGCGTATTTGGATTTATTGATCAGTCTCCTGAGATCTCAATGGATAACTTGTACCATGCTATTAATCTGGTTCAGTCATCTGGAGCAGACTTCAAGACACTACTCAGCAGAGAGAAAGCTTACGTGAAGCTTGCAAAGTATATTGCTGCACACGATCAAGAGCTCACACATGCTGACCTGACGGAGGCGTTGCCTTATTATAAAACAGGTAACGCTGCCCGTCAGGAAATTATGACCCTGGCTACTGCATGGGGCTATAAGAATAACATCATCATTAAAAAATCTTTCACTGAAGGAATTGAGTTTTTTTCTGGTGAAGCCCTTAACGAGACAGGTCTCGACAAGATGATGTTTTCTTATTCAGAAGACTACGCAACAGATTATCAATCTGAAACGCAGCCCTTTGAAAATTTACATTTAATGACTCAAGCTGAAGGTTACCATTGGTGCAACCATCGCTTTGTTGGGAACCACAGAAGAGGCGACAATGTCATTGAAGGGTTCAACATGATTGTCCTGGATGTAGACGGCAAAGCATCTCGTGACTTGGTTCATGAAATGCTGCGTGATTATACATTCATGACTTATACTACTAAGCGCCACAAAGAAGATGGAACTGGTCCTGACCGTTTCCGTGTAATCATGCCACTGAAGTATGAGCTCCATCTTAATAAAGATGACTATACTCAGTTTATGAATAACATCATGGAATGGTTACCTTTCTCGATTGATGAAGAAGCTAACCAGCGTGAACGCAAATGGCTTACAAACCATTTGGGCCAACACCATTATAACATTCAGGGAACTCTTCTGGATCCAATCAGATTCATTCCAAAAACTTCAAGAAATGAGTTCCACAAAGCTCAGATGACCGAGCTGAAAGATCTGAATAGTCTGGAACGTTGGTTTGCTGAACGCATGGTTATGGGCAACCGTAATAATCAAATGATTAAGTATGCATTAGCTCTGTTTGATACCGGAATGCTTTATCCTGAAATTGAAACACGAGTTACGGACTTCAATCAAAAAATTGATAATCCTCTTTCGGACAATGAACTGCAACATACTATTCTAAGAACAATAGCCCGTAAGACAGCAAAAACTGAACCATGAGGACACCCAACTATGAGCCATAACCAACTTATACTGATTGGAGGTGAGTCTGCTACAGGCAAATCTGCAAGTCTGAAAGACATCCCTAAACAAGATCGCTGGATCTATCTAAACACAGAATCAGGTAAAGCACTGCCATTTAAAAATAACTTCGTGCCTGGGATCGTCACAGATCCTTATCAGGTCAATGAAGCATTTGATCTGGTGACAGGTAATCCTGACTATGATGGTATTATCATCGACTCTCTTACGTTCCTTATGGATATGTATGAGAGCCAGTTGGTACTCCCAGCAAAGGACGGCCGGCAAGCATGGCAGGAGTACGCTCAATACTTTAAGATCCTCATGCAACAGCTTGTAGCGTCTACAGACAAGCATGTAATTATGCTGGCTCATACTCTCAGTACACAAGACGCACATCTTGTCGATCGAGTCTCTGTGCCCATCAAAGGTTCATTGAAAAACAATGGGCTTGAGTCCTATTTTTCAACGGTAGTTGCTACCAAGCGTATGTCGCTAGATGACCTTAAACCTTACAGCTCGAGCTTGTTGAATATCACACCTGACGACCAACTTCTTGGGTTCAAATATATTTTCCAAACACGTTTGACTAAGAATACCATTGGTGAAAGAATCCGTGGCCCAATGGGGCTCTTCACAGAACAAGAGACCTTCATGGATAACAATGTAGCTCTGCTGCTAGATCACATGATTAACTTTTATACTTAGAAGTTAGCAGCTTTTTTGGTGGCTTTAGGCCACAAATTAAATCCCGAAGAATAGGAAAAACTTTATGGATATGTTTAAAGATATCGACGTCTCTGGCGCCGAAGAACAAAGTGATTTTCTCGGTGGTAGTTACACCCTTGAGTCAGGTCTTTATGATGGCGTTGTCAAGCTTGCTTACGTAATGCCTTCAGCCAAGTCTAAATCAAAATGCGTAGTGACTGTCATTGCGTATGGAGGCAAAGAGATCACTGATCGTACTTGGATCTTCAACAAGAATGGCGGCGCCACTTATGAAAAAGATGGCAAGACCCGTATGCTACCAGGCTTTGAGACAATCAATGATCTTTGCCTGATGGCTACTGGTCATCCGTTGGTAGAGCAGACTCTTGAGGAAAAAGTCATTAAAGTCTGGGACTCCCTGGCCGAGGCAGAAGTCGATAAGAATATGCCTGTGATTACGTCAATCCTTGGCAAGCAAGTCACTGCTGCTATTCTCAGAGTCATTGAAAACAAGCAGGAGAAAGTTGGTAACGATTACGTCGACACCAACATAACTCGTGAAGTCAATGAAACCGACAAGTACTTTCACACCCCAACAAAGAAAACGTATGTAGAGCTTAAGAAGGGCGTAGAGGTCGCTCAAGAAGATCTCTTCTACACAAAATGGGGTGAGAAGAATACTGGCCAGACACGCAACAAGTTCAAAGAAGTTGCTGGATCAGCTGGTGCAGTCAAAAGCGGTAGTGGTTCCCCTAAACCTACTAAATCGCTATTCGGCTAGTAGACTTAATCTATAAAAAATAATAAGCCTCTTTGTTGTAACCCAACAAAGAGGTTTTTTATGGCTTTTATAGATAAACTATCATCTCCCGAATTCAGATTAAATCTTCCTTTGTATGTCGGCGGTAAGTCACATCTTAAAAAAGACGGGACTTACACTAAGACAACAAAAAAGCATTGGCTCAATTTGAATAATTATCGCAACTGGCATTATCAGACTGCCAGTTCAACAAAGATAAAATTCAAAGAAGAGGTAAGAGATCAAATTGAAGCTTTACCAAATCTAACAGATTTATGGGGACCCATCTCATTTCATTATTTAATGTATCCGCCAAACATGATGCAGCGTGATCTGATGAACGTAGCTACAATCATTGATAAATATTTTATGGATGCACTTGTAGAAATGGGAAAATTAAAAGATGATAATTGCTCTTTTGTGCCAGGATTCTCTTGTGAAGTGAGATACGTTGACAGAACAAATCCAAGAATGGAAGTCGGCATCCGCCCATTTATCAGCAACCCAGGAGCCAAGCATGGCCGAAATATCAATCTACTCTCCGAGGAAAGTTACTCCTCAGAACCAAAAGAATCTCCCTAGCACTCATAACCCAGAACAAAGGAAAAGTTACGTGCAAGTACATTTGGAAGAAAATGAGATTGTCGAAGCAATCCGTAATTACATTCGCGCAGTAATTCCAGTCAGTGACTGTGACGAGCTCCCTGTAGTCCTCACAGCCGGCCGCGGTGAGAATGGTCATACAGCTGCCA